CAGATTATCAGACATTGAGCCAGACTTATCTAGCAACAGAATCAAGCCGTGCGATTTGCCCTTAGGTATACGCATTACTTTCTTGAAAATATTATCGTCAATTTGATATTTGAAAACACGACTTACATCAATGTCACCCGTTGACGATACTTTGGCTTTTGAAAACTTATCAGCCGCCTTACGCATTTCAAACTCTTTGGCTAACAACGAAATGAACCGCTCATTCTTACGGCGGAAATCGTTATACAAAGTATTAGCAATTTGTTCGTAACTTGCTGTTTGATCAGTGAATTCCTGAGTTAGCAATTCTTGAACACGTTTTGCAGGTGTAACAATCTTTTTCAGATTTGGTTTTGGTATATCAACGTAGACATACTCACGTGCATGTTTTGCAATGAGTTTGCCTTCATTCTGACGGAAGTTTTCATCAGTCTCACACCGTGGTTCAGAAGTTTGATCTTCGTTTACACTTTGCGATTCTTTGTTGCGTTCAATGTCATTCTTTGTTTCGCCTTCATCTTCGCCATTCTCATCAGACTGTTCATCGGCACTTGACGATGATTCTTTTTCTTCATCACCATCTTCACCTTTTTGCTTAGACTTGGCTGGCTCATTGCCTTCACCGTCAGTTTCAGCATCACCTTCGTTTTGACCAGATTCAGTTTCGTATTCATCTTCACCATCATCATCTTGACCGAAACTGTCTTGAGGTGTATTAGTCTCAGACTGTTCTTCTTTTGAATAGTCCCAAATTTCGTTAGTGACTTTGAGAACATCATCCCAAGTTTCGCAAGCCTGAACACGATCAACAAACTCCTGTTCTTTTGCATTGAAAGAAACATCAAAAGAATAACTAGATTTGGTAAAGATGTTCAAACGATCAATGAATGGCAGTGTGTTGACACTACGACCATTCAGACCGAAAAAGTCTTTAGCCATGAGTTCATTGAAGCCGTTTACAAACGAACGGCGTAGACCAGGATAACGGCGCTTTTGTCGTTTTTCAATACGTGCATCCTCAACTACATTCAAGAAACCTTTGTAGTTTACACCACGATCATGAACAGCACCGTGCCAGCCATCAGCCGGTGTATCAATTGCGTGACCAACTTCATGACCCATTAGCAAGTCATAAAGATCACCAGACATTTGTTCCCAAATAGGGCAAGTGAGAACACGGTTTTTAGGATCAAACGAAGCCGTTGGTACTTTGGCATGTTGAACTGTAAGATTCTCGGTCGCCATGAGTTTGGCAAGACCGGACTTTTGAATTTGAATGTTGCTCATTAGATAACCTCAATCATCATTGAACAATCATTATATATGAACCAACAAACTTTGTCAAGTGTTGCAATAATGACATCTTTTTCTCCAATCAATCAACATATGGCAATGATATCATGGGCAGATTACACTGTCAAGCTTTAAAGTTTGTTGTTAATTTCATACCGTAGTTATTAACACCCTGAGGTATTGTGATATCTTTTTTGTAACGCAGTTCGTTTTTCTTGAATGGAGAATAGTCAACATAATGATGCCATCTCTTGTATCGCCATACCATTCGCGCAACATCTGGATGCATTCTAACTAGCATTTCCGATTTGTTTCTTGTACCCTCAGCGTTGACACCATCTATCCAATGATTCTTTTCAATACCTTCTTTGTGATAAAATTCTTCTGTGTTACCACCCTTGACAGTTTGTGTCGCTGCTTTACCTTGTAGAAAGCAATTGAACTGAATCGTACAATCACCATCTTTCAATACACGGAGACAAATATCAGTGTCTTCATTGTAACGACCACGCCAACGATGTTTGCAATCATTTGAAATCAGTAATGTAGAATAGATTCGTGTGTTCTTTACATATGGTGGATAGCTTTGATTTGGTGCAATGAAGAATCGATACTGAAAGCCGGAGATAGGTACGTTCTCAAAACGATCAATGAAATCTTCTGCCGCTTTGAAGATTACGCCAGACTCAACACGAATTCGTTCGTTCTTGTGAAGACGGTAGAAGTCTGCGATATTATCATCAAGCACCCAATGCTTCTCAGCACCAATAGAAATAGAATGATCCCAACACCAGTTTCTTGCACGACCAGGACCATCACCATGATTACTGAAAGGTAACTCTAGCAAAGTTACCATATCTAGTTTGAATTTTTTTACTGCTTCTTTGTATGGTTCTAAGTCTTGAGGTTCAACTGAAATGTAATGTGGTACTCTCATTCTATTCAAAGAACGAGATGTAATCATTGTTTCGTGTCTGCCTTTAGATATAATATAAACTGGATATTTTGGATTTGTCATAGCACATCTCTAAAAACTTTATTCAATGTTTCTTTAAACTTGTCTACACTGTGTTTCTCTTGCGTCATTTTAGCAATGTTTTGTCTATCCGTCAAGGAAATTTTGTTCATGTCGTTCACTATTTCTTCTAGTTCTTTTGAATTTATTCCTCTTTTAATATGTTTGTAATGTGTATCAGATGCGGCAATATATTGACTTGCGTGTTTGTTGGATGAATCTGTTATTAATACTATTGGTAATCCATGACTAAGTGCTTCTAGTGCTGTAATGCCCCAACTCTCTAGTTGCCAAGTAGAAACTAAAACTCCACCTTTTGACATTGTGAGTAGTGTATCTGAATGAGATAATCCTCTAAACGTGTGCTGTGGTTCTTGCCATTTTAGATTAAAATCAAAGTATTCTTTTTCTTTAGGGTTCTTCAGTATGTTATTAGAACCCGTAATCACTGCTGTTTTCAAATTTGTGTTTTGGGCTTTTCTGTGTAGCCAAAAAGGATCTTTACTTCTTATCGTTCTTCCTATTGTAACAGCATCAAACTCTCTATCTGACATATAAACTTGTTCTTTTCCAGAACAGCACGATGAGTTTATATATCCTTTTACACCTCTGATCGTGTGCCCCAAAAGTCTTTTACTTTGGGCATCAAAAAATTCATGTTGACGCTGAGAAACAAAGTAGAGATGACCACCAGAATTTGTGAATTGATCAAACGTTTTTATCATCTCAACGTTTTTCATTGTGCGCTCTAGAGGTTCATGACATAACCAAACAGTAGGTAAGTTATATCGTATTAGATCACTGCCGTATATCTTTGATGTATCATTGATAAAGATAATGTCTGGCTGATTTGTCCACATTTCGAAGTGCAGATTACCTTTGCCCGTGCGCGTTTTTCTTTGCTTTTCTGTGATTTCTATAGGAATCACATTTGGTATATTTTCGTATACCAATTTTTTAAATCTTTCAATACCACCAAAAATTTTATCACTGTGAATACTTAGTCCGTTTTGAACCAAGTATGGCATCAGTATTTTAGGAGAACTCACTCTTCAATCCATCTCTTCAACATGTTTTGATCACGCTCAAGTTTTGGATGCCAAATAGATTTTGTCTTCTCACTGAGATTTTGATCGATGAGTTTTGCAAAGTCTTCATAGTCTTCTTTGTTTCGAAAGTGTATGTAGATTGTTTTATATGTCTTCTTGTCGTTCTGCACATACTCTGGCATACCAGTCCAATGTTTTTTCCATTCAACATTATCAACATCAACACCGCCTTGTTCATCTTCTTCGTCACTTTTACCAAAGAAACGATTGAGAGTTGGTGGCTGATACTCATCGGTTAGCAACTCCATGCAATTTTCATAAGAACCAGATTCTTTAACTTCTTTATTTTCCATTCTTTTGACCCCTAATAATTTTCTTAACGATCTTGTTTGCTTTTTGTCTTGCCATTTTTAGTGCAAGTGGCTTTACATGACTAGTATACTTGATTCCATCAAGGTGTTCAAGTTCATGTAAAAAACATCGCGCAGAAATACCTTCAAGCCTTGTTTGTTTTACGGCACCATTCTCATCTGTAAACTCAACTTCAATCCATCCTGATCTTTTGATATTCAAAAACAAACCTGGAAAAGATAAACATCCTTCTTTACCAATTTCAAACGGTTCACCAAAAGACAAAATTTTAGGATTAATACACACTAATTGGAACTCATCGGTGCCAATTACGAACATTCTTTCAGCAACACCACATTGATTTGCAGAAAGACCCAAACCTGAGTATAGTTTCATTGTCATCTTTAATCGTTTAGCCAAAGTAACTAATGCTGGTTCTGGAAAACCACCAGTATATTCAGGTATTCTTTTCTGCAACAAAGGATGATCTTCACCAAAAACAGGCAAAGGATTAATTTTCTCTTGCTGTATTACGCCAGCAGAGGTATCAATAGTTAGAATTTCACTCATTTTACTATCCTTGAAAAGTTTTTTACTTTCTCAAATTTAATTGTATTGGCAAATTTATCTTGCAGTATATCACCCTTGTGACTGATGACAAACAGATTTACATCATCAAGTGAGTGTAGAATCTTCATCAGTTCTTCTGTACCTGTTGTGTCTAATGATGAATCAAATACTTCGTCAAGTATCAGTAGATTGGTGTTGGTAGAGTTTTTGAGTTTTGCTATTGCTCTCCATGTCAACATCAACGCCATGTCAATGCGTTGTTTTTCACCTTCTGAGAAATTGTGGTATCCAAACTCATCACGATGTCTTGATTTAATTGTTTCTTTGAACGACTCGTCAAGATTAAAATTAACAAAGAAGTCCATACTGTTCAAATACTTATTGATAAGTTTGTTAATCACAGGCAAATATTGTTTGATAATATTTGTTTTTATACCACTATCTTTCAACAGTGTAGCGGCAACATCAAAGTATGCTTTTTCATCCAATAGTTGCTTCAACTCATCTTGTGCTTGTTTAATTTGATTCTTAATTACACTCAATTCACTATGATCAGAATCTTGTTGATTAACTTCCTGCAATTCTTTGATCTGTTTTTCCAATTTCTCAATTGATTCATTTAGACCTTTGATACTTGTTTGTGTGGTAGCAAATTGAATACGAACGTTTGACAGTTTCTTTTCTTCTAAACGAATTGAATTTAATATTGTTTCGTGTTCTGAAATTTTTGTCTGTAGTTCTTTTAAACCACCATCAAGTTCTTGCTCTTTTGATAGAATTTCCCCCAACTGCCCTTCTTTAAACTCCATGGTAATGGCTTGCCTGCACGTTGGACAATCAGCATTGTGTTCATAGAAATGTCTATCCGATATAATTTTGGATATCTTGCTTTCAATTTGCGATTCAAGTTTTCTAAGCGCCGCAATCTTCTTCTCATTTTCAGGTGCTTTTGCCACGATGGCATCCAATGAGGTAATTTGTTTGCCCAACAAGTCAACTTCATTTGATAGGGTGCCAATGGCTTCTCTACTACTTTGAATCTCACTCTCATATTCTTTTATCTTTGTTTCATTGTTTTGATTGAGTTTATCTTGATGTTCTTTTTTCAAATCATATTTTTGAATCAACAACGATATTTCATTTTTCTTTTCTACAGTTATGTCTTTGTTATTTGAAAGTCTATCTTTGATTAAACCATTCATCGTAGAGAAGATTTGAATGTCTAACAAATCTTCGATGATTGCTCGACGATCAGCGGCAGACAACTGCATGAACGGCGTAAAAGATGCTGAACCAAGAATTACGATCTGTGTAAAAGACTTATAGTTTAGTTTGAGAATAAACTTCTCTAAGTAGTCTTGATAATCTCTTACAGCCGCATCTTGGTTCAGCAAAACTGAATCTTGATATATCTCAAAGACATTTGGCTTAATTCCACGAACAATCTTATACTTCTTATTGCCAATGTCAAACTCAATCTCAACAACACAATCTCTATTATTTATAGAATTGATTAGGTTTGGCTTGTTGATGCCACGAAATGGTTTGCCAAACAAGGCAAAGCATAACGCATCAAGCATCGTAGATTTGCCAGAGCCGTTCGTACCAACTACTAACGTATTGGCATTACCATTTAATTTTAATTCGGTAAAATAATTGCCTGTGCTGAGTAAGTTTTTCCAACGTAAATTTTTAAATAGTATCATTCAATTTCAGTATTCAATGCTTCCACGTAAAGTTCACGCATGAGTTTTTTTAGTTTATCATTATCGACATTCAACGTCAAGTTATCAATGTACTTAGACAAAATTGTTACCGTGTCTTCTGCTTGATCAATCAATTCATCATCGGTAATAATCGTTGTGTCTGTGAAGTCTTCTACAATTGAAATGTCGGCTGCGCCTGCTTTGTACAGATTATCTATTACCAAATCAAACAAAAATGGATTGAGTTTATTGACAACAACCACTTTAACATAACAGCCTTCATAGATTGAGTAATCCATAAATGTTGGCTTATAACCTTCAGCAAAATGTTCAAGTTCATCATTATAATTTAACTTGTAAAACATTTTATATGGATTTTTTATAAACTCTTGTTCGCGGGTGTGTGTATCGAAGATTACAAAACCACGCGGATCATTATAATCTGCCCATGTCATCTCTGTAGGTGTGCCAACGTAGTAGATATGCCCATCATCTGAACGATGATGAAAATGACCAGATAAAACAACATCATACTTATTAAACATCGATTTGTCAATACCCTCATGACAAACTGCACCGCGATCCATCTCGAAACCTTTTATTTCAAAGTGACCAAAAACAATTTGTGACTTTGAATTTTTTATTTGTTGATAGATTTCTTCTTGGTTATCATCGCATATCCAAGGCACCATATCAATATCAATGTTGCCAAACTGCAATGTAGTAAAAGCATCCAATACAGTAACGTTATCATAACCTTCTAAAAGTAACTGTGAGGAATTAACTTGAAGGGTGTTTTTGAACGATACATCATGGTTACCCAAGAACGTGATGAATGTGATGTTGTTTTCTGCAAGTTTATCAAAGAAATATTTACGACACAAATGGAGTGAATTGAAGTTAATAAACTTACGGCGGTCGAAAAGATCACCAAGTTGTACAACGGTTGTAACATTGTGATCCTTTAGATATGGAAAGAAAACGTTCTCGTAGAACTTCTCTAAG